GCAGGGTAACTACGGTCCAGTAGACCAGCATGGCAACCTCGCAGATATTCCGTTCTAAGGAGTGAGATGATAATGAGTACAGCGAGAGCAACAACAGATGAGGGAGGTAATATTCATTCTCTTGCTGTATTTATTGGCAGGCCCATCCCAGCAAGCCAACTTTATTCCGATTTAGTTAACCCATCAAGAACTTGGGAGCTTAGAAATAAAACAACATTAAACGAACTGCGCTACAGCTTAAAAAGATACTACTCAGCAGTCGCATTGCATTTAATTGAAGTGGTTGGCTACCTGGCTTATGAGCCAGTGTATGTCTATCAGAATAAGACTAATGGCCGATTCAAAGGGGTCTTTGCGATCCATTGTTATGAACGTGGGAAGGTTACTGTTGTAGATTTAAATTCTAATTACAACGAAACCTCTGACGTAATGTTTCTTCAAGATATAAAGAGGGTTTTACCATGATGGCAGCAACGGCAACTAACGACATTACTGGTGACAGATTGGCTAGCAAAACCGGTAATACCGATAAATTCAAGGCTAACTTTGATCGGATTTTTGGTAAGAAAGAAGCACCACTAGGCGAGCCAAAACGCTTTAAGGATCGAACAAAACTCGGCCTGTCGCCCAGTGCAGATGTAGAGACGTGGGACTGCCGTTCCGAGGTTGAAAAGGCTGCTGAATCATTGCTATCACTCCGCTATAACGGTAACAAGATCGAGCCGACAATATGAACCAGTTAATGAGTGAGTCTGATGTTGCTACGGTGACAGGCTTTACGTCAGTGTCTAAGCAGTGTGAGTTGTTAGCGGATCATGGCATCCACTACGTTAAGGATCGTAATGGCTGTCCTCATGTGACCTGGTACAGCTTCAACCACCCATCACATTTGCGGTTTAATAATAATCTGGCGCATAATGAAGAACCAGATTTTGCAAGTATGGATTAATCATGGCCCCAAGAAAAAGAACAAAAGGTCCAGAATGGCTCCCCTCTCGCTGTTATATGGGTCGGGTGTCTTATGAGTACCATCCAAAATCAGGAGGCTCTATTCGCCTGGGTGCGCTCACAGAAGATAAGGAAATTATCTTATCTAAGTATTACGCAGCCGTTTCTTTGCATGAAGAACCTACAGGTGCATTCAACCAGTTAATCCGCGAGTATTTCGGTGGATCTAATTATCTAAAACTCAGCGCCAGAACCAAAATAGATTATGTAGGATACAGCCAGCGAGTAGGCCGCGTGTTTGGCAAGACCAATAAGCACAGGATTAAGCCCCACCATATTAGGCAGTACATGGATAAACGAGCCAAGACTACAATCGTGCAGGCTAACCGTGAGCATTCGTTTATGAGCGCAGTGTTTAGCTGGGCCTATGAGAATGGCAAGGTAAAGGCTAATCCATGTGTAGGCGTGAGGAAGTTCACTGAGCCGCATCGTGAGCGGTATATAGAGGATTGGGAGTATAACGCCGTATTAGTAGAAGCAAGGCTTAAATGGCCCTTACTAGCCGCCTCTATGGAGATTAGCTATTGCTGTGCTGCAAGACAAGCAGACGTTTGGGGTTTGACTCGTTCAGATCTACGCGAAGAGGGTATTTATATTCGCCAGGGTAAGACAGGTGCAAAGCAAATCAAAGAATGGAACCCACGTTTACGGGCTGCTGTTGATCTGGCGCTGTCTGTCCAGGTAGTACGGAATCTAAAGCTAGTGTTTTGTGATGCAAAGGGTAATCACCCACTGCAGAAAACTATGGCTAAATGGTACGCAAGTGCGAGATTGGAAGCTAAGGCTAAACATACTGGAGGATGGGTAACAGATTTCACATTCCACGATATTAAGGCGAAATCAATTTCTGACTACTCTGGCAACTTGCAAGAATTCTCAGGTCACAAGACCGAAGCTCAAGCTCAAAACTATTCTCGTAAAATAAAGATAGTTCCTACCCTAAAATAAGCCCACCACTGTATGGATAACCAGCACTGTATATTAGGCGAAATATTAGGCGGTGTTAGGCGAGAGTGACCACTATCGCTGAAACGCCCGTATAATGGAGGCCGAATCCGGAATCGAACCGGAGTGAACGGATTTGCAATCTGATACCTTTCTTTTATAAATCAATAAGATACCCTTTGTGCGCCTAACAAATCAGCTAAAAACACCCCTCTAAAACTGTCACTTCTTCATTTTCAGACCACTGTATATTAGGCGAGAAAAAGTGTGGGTGTGCGCGCAGACATACACTTGTGCGCGCAGACATACTACGGCGAATTTTTATTATATTTTAGAATTATTCGCCTTTTACAAATGTGTACCTAAGTAGGTCAATTCTGGCGATTTAGGACCACCCATAAAAAAGACCACCTTTCGGTAGCCAAAGCTCTAGGAGCATGGAGCAGGAGAAATTAGTTTATGGTCTACCTTTGATTACATTGGTTGCCGATACTCCGAAGCTAGCCGATACGATGGCCGCCCAACTTGTGGTAATCGGCAGGAACAACCCTCGCATAAGCTCTGCAGCCTCTTTAGCACCCACAGTGTTACCTAGATCAAATGCAACCATGAAGCCAAGGCCCACCATTGCAACCAAATAGAAGCCGTATGCACGACAGGCAAAACGAGATAGATCACGCCTCATCTTTCCGTTAGGGTCCAGGGTCTTAATCATTAATGACTTAGCCTCTGCAGACTCCATATCTGTTTCTATCCACTCGGAAGCAATATTCTCTACAGACTTGACTACACCGCTACTGAATAAACTTGAAAGTAATCCCATGCTAATACTCCCCTGACCTGATAATGTCCGTGATAGTGATGGCCCTCTGGCCTACGTCTTTTTTGGCCCACTTACTATCTAGGAACTCTGCTGCTGCAGTTTTGTAATCACCCTTAGCCATTCCTGCCAGGGCTTTCTTAAACTTCTTGAAGCGAGGCAGGCCCATGTTGAAGCACATATCCATGACAGCATCCTTACGGGGAGTGCCTAGCGTCTTGTACCAACTAAAGGCTTGTAACAGTTCTGCATTAACTCTTGAAATATCGCTAGACAAAAGGAAATTAATCTCTGTTGTGGATAAGCCCAGTCCACCATTAGAGTCAATATTACGGCCTACACCTATAGTGACCTTGCCAACAGTATCTACATAAGCGTGAGTCTCTACACCTTCATGCTCTCTTAGCATCTCGATGATCTTACTCATGCCGCATCCTCTAACTGGCCTATACCTACCTTGTGACGTTGAATCTCACCATGTTGCTTATCGTATACAATGGCACTCATTGTGCGTTTTGCACCGTAACCGCTATCTGAATGCCACGCATCTCCAGCAGGTAGGGCTTGGAATGTTTCACAAAGCATCCCGCCAATTTCTACACTCGTAGAGTGGTGAACGTGGCCCATCAAAATCGCTTTATGCTCACACCCCCAATCTTTAAATAGTGACCTAGCGGCGTATTCAAACGCCCTCTGAGGTTTCATGCGATCCCCGTGGTGGGTTACAAGAAGGTTATTGCCATAGGTTATGTGCTGAAACTTATGGACGTTATCCATCACCTCTACACGCGCCTCTTTCTCATAGAACGCCTGTAACATTATATTCATGCAGCGGGAAGTTGAACTGTTGTGATTGCCGCGAACCATCATTAAGATAACGCTGTTATGACTCTGCAGCATAAGGTCTATAGATCGTCTATAAATACGCACTTGGGCTGCTATTGAGTCGCCATAGTCGCCGTCCATATCCATAGCAGTTTGTGAGCTAGTCGTATTTTGAAGATTATCTGAATGTCCAAAGTCACCTAAGTCCAGCATTAGAGCGGTATCAGATCCACCACTAGCCTTGATTAGCATTTCTACTGCGCCAACCGTGACGCGTTCAGCTATTTCAAGGTTCCAATCAGAATCACCGTTGCGCTCTTTTGTTACCTTCATGCCTATATGAGCATCGCCAATAACATACGCTGTGAGGTGTTCAGGGAGGTTTTTAATAGGCTTACTTGGTGAGGGTTTATACTTGGGTAGATCTTCTACTAAGGCATCAGCAAAGGCTTGTAGTGCAGCCTCTTGTGACTGTTGTTTTAAATTAGTCTTAACCCATTCCGCTTTTTTATTACCATCAGCATCATATAGAGTTGACACTCCCTTGATATGGTAAGGCTCTGGTGCAGTGTGGACCATCCCGTGATCAGGACTCCAACCACGCCTTGCAGCTTGCTCTTTGGCACGTTTCAATGTGCGCTCTAATCCACGGTGATTAATACCCAGGGCTGTAGCTGCTTTAGCTTGAGAGCCATGCTTGATAACAGCGTCAATGATCTGACCCTGGCGCTCAGTTGCGAACTGTTTAAGGCTTTCTAGATCCATGACTAGCTCCTTAACATAAAGGCCGCAGCAGAGACTAAGGCTGCAATCAGAATACGAACAAACCACTCGTTTGAACTACTGGTTTTACCCTGCAAGGCGATTGCAATTTTATTCTCATCGATCTCTTCACTGTGCTTATTTAAACGATTATCTTGGGTATTGTTATGGTTCAACAACCCGTCAATCTTCGTGTCTATAGCGACCAGTTTAACCATTGCATCGGCTAACTTATCGATCTTAGCTTCTAGCCTGTCAAATCTAGCGTCAGATTCCATTCGTTGTTATTCCTTATGGTGGGGTAACTGTTTTTTTTAAGTAATTCTAACCCAAGAGGTAGTAGCTTCATCCCAACCATAAGGTTCATTAATAGCAGTCCCATAAGGTTTTATGGATGGGGCTTCCCATTGTAAGGTAGCTTCAACTAACTCCCAAGAGGGGTATGGTTTAGCATAAATAAAAGCATCACGGGCCTTGTCATATATACCACCTAATGAGGCAAAGTTATTTCTAAAGCTATTATTGTAGGAAGTCTGCACCCACAAGAAAGCATCCCCGTGATTCTCAGTATTTATTTCAGCTTGAGTAGCTACAATTATTTCTGTAACTACCCCGTTCTCTACTTTTGCGAAATGACTCATGTTGGATACCTCACTATAACTATACCTGAACCACCACTACCGCCTTGACGAACGTCGTATTGACAACCACCACCGCCTCCGCCAGTATTAGCACCAGCGTTACCTCCAGCACCTTGATTCACACTCACTCCAGAGTTAAAGCCACTACCGCCAGAACCACCAGAGGAAGCAGTACCACCGCCATTACCACCAGCACCAGCACCACCTCCGCCAGCACCACCGTCACCTCCAGCAACACCTCCGCTGCCAAGGTTGTAATCAGCACCACCACCACCACCTGCCCAATAATGGTTAGTACCATCAATGTTTATTTGATGTCCAACACCTCCATGTGGGATATTAATACCAGCCGTACCGACAGCACCAGCACCAGCACCACCACCGCCCCTGTACGCAGCACCACTACCACCAGTGTTCCCTCCATATTCGTTCCAGCCTGAATATGTAGTTATAGTGCCAGTACCTCCCGCCGAATTAGTAGGGCCACCACCACCACCATTGGAACCGCCAGTTCCACCTAGCTGACTATAAGCGCCACCAGCACCACCGCCTGTTGCCGAAACTGAGAATGCACTGGTGGTAGATCCTACTGAACCTGTACCACCCGAGGAGTCATTACCAGCACCACCAGCACCACCAGCACCAATGACTATACCGTAAGACCCTCCCGCAATTTGATATGCTGTACGGTGGTAGACCGCACCGCCACCACCACCACCGCCCATACTACCTCCACCACCGCCTCCGCTCCCTACGATAAGGACATCGACAGTACCGCTTTTATTTGGTGTGAACGTGCCACTTGAAGTGAAGGTGTGGACTGTATAACCACTGATATTGGTGATAGTTCCACCTGTTGCAGTCATAGGTGAAACATAAGTAGTAGTCCAACTATAGTTTTGATCTACGGTATCCCCATCCGTATCCGTAGCTCGAATAGTGAAGGTGTATGTAGCGGAGGCATTCGTGGTCGTTCCACTTATAACACCTGTGCTTGTATTCAGTGAAGTTCCCGTAGGTAAGGCTCCACTATTTACTGAGTAACTAGAAGCAGTTGCTCCTGTTGTAAATGAGAAGTTAGTAGTTGTACTATATGTAACAGCAGTGGCATCACTAACTCCAGCTATAGTTACTGTACCACCTGTTGATGTTGGCGCTACGTTACTAATAACCCATGTGTATTGTTGGTCAGACGTATCCCCATCTGTGTCAGTTGCTCTTATAGTGAAGGTGTATGTTGTAGCGCTGGAAACATTACCCGCTGTTCCACTGATAACGCCTGTTGCTGTATCGAGTGATGCGCCACTAGGCAAGGCTCCACTTTGCAAAGAAAAGGCAGAAAATACTGCGTTAGTTGCAAATGTGAAATCTGTGTCTACGTCATAAGACATAGCGGCTGCTTCAGTTACTCCAGCTATGGTGACTGTACCACCTGTTACTGTAGGGACTATATTGGTAATTGTCTGCTGGTAGTTCTGTGTGTTACCCACGCCACTTGCGTCTGTTGCTTTAATTTGAAAGCTGAATAGTGTGTCAATTAATACTGTAGGAACTGTTCCAGTAAACGCTGTATTGCCTGTTGTTGGTAGTACACAGCCAGTAGGTAGGGTTCCAGATTCTAAGCTATAAGTTAACTCTGCATCTGTGTTTAAGTCATCAGTAAAGTCGAGTCCTAAGTTGTAGGAATATGTGCCGCTACCCTCACCGATGGTTGAAATAACTACTGTACCCCCTGTTGGGGTTGGGCCTTTGTTGGAAACTAAACTCCACTCAGTTCCATCACTAATCCAAAACTGTTTAGCCCCTGTTGTATAAAACAAAGAGGCAGCAGCAGGAACTGGGCTAGGTAATGTAGTGCCAGTAGGAACAGCATCAATATTAGTAAGGAGAGAACCATCACCTGTTGGGGATAGGACATCAGTACCAATCACTAAGCCTAGATTCGTTCTTGCAGCACCAGTAGATGAAGCACCAGTACCGCCATTAGCTACGGTTAGGTCAGAACCAGCCCAGTTATCGTCACTCACAGTAGTTACTGTAGGCGCTATGGTTTGCCATGAAGCACCGTTATAAACCTTCATATCACCAGTAGCTGTACTAAAGTACATATCACCTGAGTCAACGCCAGATGAAGGGGCTGTTGCCAGACTGCCGTGATACTGACCTTGGAATGTAGCTAGTGACGATGCGGCTGATGTAGCACTACTTGATGCTGCTGTAGCTGAGGTAGATGATGCTGTAGCTGAGGTAGCGGAGTTAGTCGCTGATGTAGCGGCTTCACTTGCCTTAGTGGTTGCAGTTGTAGCATCGGTAGAGGCTGTACTTGCACTGCCTGCTGCGGCTGTGGCAGAAGTGGCAGCATTAGTGGCAGAAGTAGCTACTGATGAAACACTACCTGATGCAGATGTAGCACTGGTAGCTGCGGCTGTTTCACTATTACTTGCGTTAGTTGCAGAAGTTGCAGCCTCGCTAGCTTTAGTAGTCGCTGTAGTTGCACCAGTAGAAGCGGTAGTTGCGCTAGTGGATGCTTCGCTTGCTTTAGTGCTTGCTGTAGCTGCTGAGGTAGACGCTTCACTAGCCTTAGTTGTGGATGTACTTGCTTGAGTAGTTGCTGTAGTTGCGCTTCCTGCTGCGGCTGTAGCACTTCCTGCGGCTGCTGTAGCTGATGCGGCACTGTTAGTCTCTGCGTTTAATATTGATGATGCACTATTAGCTGAGGCTGTAGCACTTGTAGAAGAAGCCGTAGCAGATGTAGCAGATGCAGTAGCACTGTTAGCTGAATTGGTTGCAGAGGTAGCGGCATTAGTTGCGCTTGTACTGCCCTCAGATGCTTTAGTTGATGCTGTAGTGGCTGAGGTAGCGGCGTTAGTTTCTGATGTAGCAGCGTTAGTGGCGCTTGTAGCCGACTCAGACGCTTTAGTAGTAGAAGTGGTTGCACTAGATGCCGAGGCTGTAGCACTGCTTGCAGAGGCTGTAGCGGAGGTTGCAGCGTTAGTAGCACTTGTGGCCACCGCACTTGCATCAACGACTAAGGCCCACTTACTAGCTGTTACATCTGAACTTAACGTGCCTGCCGTATGAGTCGCCAAACAAATATAGACATTATTCGTAGCAGAATCCATGACAATGTCACGCGCAACATAAGCCGTAGTAGTAGCCCAGTTGCCTTTCCACTCACCCAATTCATCCGCAACCGATAAGTCGCCGCTAGAGTCATAAGCCAATACCTTGC